ATATATATGCATCAACTGCATAATGTAACTTTGCATTACGATACATATAATATGGTGAAGCCGCTACAAAGTAATATATTTGTATTCAATGGCTCAATTTTTAATAGCAGCTGTATAAAAAAATAAAAATAAATAATAAAATATCTAAATAATTGATAAATTATGGCAAAAACAGATGATAAAGAAATAAAGATATTCAGCCTTAACAGAATAAAATATACGGAACTTTACCAGGATGCACTTAAATATATTAAAGCATCATATAAAGCTGTCGGCTAGATTTTTAATGCGGCTTCACCATTTGGTTAGCTCTTATAGGTAGTCCTTCATCTTGGCCGTATGATTTTTTATTATATTGAAGATTCTATTAGCGGTCTTAATATACGTACTGCGTATCGTCCAGACTAGGTACGAGGCCTTGCATAGCTTGCCGGACATGATTCTGGCCGTTCTATTTCGGCACGAGGAGCATGCCGTATATATTATGTCGAAAATGGAGATACTGAGCTTGTAGGTAATACATGTTATTTTCCTAATAAGACGCAGATTGTTTCAAAAATAAATGGTATGACATATACCATATTATTAAGTGCTGATAATGGTAAAATAACATTACAATCTGGTAATTATCTGAAAGCTAATCTTATATAGGGTATAATCAAGGTTCAGCAACGTACTGGTACAGGATTACCGTTATAGTCATATAATTTCGGCGAACGTAATTATGGTGAAATTGATCAGTATTATATCAATATATATGTAAATGGTGAATTATGGCCATAGGTATCCGGTATTAATGATCTTGGTTATAATCAAAAAGGTTGTGTAGTTCGTACCGGTATCAATACAGGTATTGATATATTTTTCGGTAATGAAGATATGGGTATGATGCCGCCTGAAGGAGCATCTATTGTCGCTGAATATATTTTGTCTGATGGTTCTGGCGCTAATTTAAGGAAGGATTATGTAAATAGTGATGAATACTGGGAAATTTTAGGCGAAGGCATGTTGGCAGATGGTACCAAAGTCAGTTTGAAAAAGAATTTTAAAATATCATTGACATCTGATATTATTTTTGGTACTGATTCTGAAGATCCAGGCCTTACACAGCTTATAGCTCCGCATGTCAGCCGTTCTTGCGTATTGGCAAATGAAACCAATTATGAATATTTCTTTAAGAAAATGAATATGTTTTCATATGTCAATATTATACGCGGTACATATTCAATTAATGGCACAAGCGTTCTTGAAATTGCAAAACAGCAGGCATTAGAAAATTATAATGCAGCCTTAACAGAATATAAAAATCTTTGTAATTATTACGGTGCGACTTCTGATTTAGCAGTATCAAGCAAAAAGAATGTAGATAAGCAATTATCAATTTATCAATATACTTGCCAAAAATTGGAAGATAACAGTTTTCAGGATAATACATTATATATATTCCTTGTTCCTGATATTACTAAAAGAATTTCGTCAACACAGAATTATTTTGAATGTGATGAAAGCGCATTTTATCTTTCAAAAGATGAAGAGGAAAATATAGTTAATTTATTGAATTATTCCGGACAACGAATTATAACAGTGGAAAATAGGATTGTATAGCCTAAGCTTGCGAGGTTTGCAGTAAATGTAGAAGCTAAAATTTGGGATTCATATGATTACACTGATGTATATACAGCAGGTCTTGAAGCGCTTTCAAAATATTTCTTGAATTTTGACAGAAAGGATATGATTCCATTGTCTGATATTATTTCAATATTTGAAAATGATGTAGAAGGTATTGATTCCGTCCGCGTAACTTTTGCGGCCGATGTTAATAACCAATCAATATATGGTACTAATGGCTTTTACGGTATTGATAAGTTCGGCGATATAGTATTAACCAGAACGGTTACTGATTCAAACGGACAATATATGAATATACGTGATATTATACCTATAATAAGGGGCGGCTTTACAGATGAAAACAGTGTAGAATATTCATCCGTACAGTCAGCAGAAAATATATCGGCATATAATCTGACTATTATAGGAAAAACCACTAATAATTCAAAGACATTGACAAAATATAATGCATTGACTTAAAAATGATAGATATTTATAACAGGCTGGCTACAGATTAGCAATATGAGCCGGCTTTAGAAACAACAGATGAAATGGAATACATATTACAATAGATAAAAATGATTTTAGGTACCAATCCGGGAGACGTATTAGGGTCCCCTTATTTAGGTATCAATGTAAAAAGATATGTATTCAGTATGTCATATAACCGGGAATAGCTTAATAGCCTGGTTAAGCAGGCTGTATTATCTAATATCGATTATGATCAATCAAAATATGATGTAGATATTTCGGTGGAGTTTGGTAAAAATCATTATGAAGGCTATGATTACGCTGTACTGGATGTTACGATAAATCAAAAAAGATGTATGGGTATAATGATAACGCAATAAAATAAAACGGGATGAATACTTCGAATATTCATCCCGTTTTATTTTTAATATAATCAATTATGCCATAATTGAGATAAAGGAATCTTTATCAAGATTTGCATAATCAATATCGACATTACCGGTATATGTTTCATCAACAAATACGAAGCCCGCATCGGCAAGAATGGCATGTGCATCAATAAAGCATTCAGCTTTACGAAGCATTGAGTCAATCATTGGCTGCGTATATTTTGAATATCCTGACACGATACCGTTACCAGTTCTCAAAGACATAAGGATAACCTTATTGTTTGCAATGATTGCATTCTGCATCTGACGGCTTTCAACCGGAATATCGACAGAAAGCTTAATTGCAGATGGCTTAACCATATAACCGCGAGACATATTGTTTATATGCTCTTGTGCAAAGAACAAACGGTACTTTGACGGAATTACACCGTTATATTGGTTGACATTAACAATACCGCATGGAGCATCTGTACCGGCAAGATAAAGAAGCTCTGTTGCTTCAGGTGCAGCATTGGTCATATCTCCTGAATATACAAGAGTCTTGCCACTATTGTAATAATCGGAATTCCAGCCGATCTTTGAGCCATTTATATTGATAAATGACAAATCATAATCGTGAGTACCCCATTCATTTCTCCAATAGATACCAATAACACTATTACCGCGTGACATATCATATGAAGTACCGAATGGATAATTACCGACAAAGCTCTTCTCGGATGTAGGCAATGATAATGATACGCCTGCAGATGTTCTGACTATCTTAGCAACCTGCTTAACAGTTGTTTCACCTGTTTCAGGATCAATTTCCTTAATTTCATTGAATGCATTTTTCTTAATATCTTCTACAAGAGAAAGACGGAGAATAGCATACAAATCCATTATATACTTATTTGAAACTTTAGAAGGTGTATAATCAGTACGTACAAAAGACTTCTGGTTTCTGATGACATAAACCTGATCCTTTGTATTGAAAGAACGCTCCATACATGTCTGCATGATAGCAACCTTCTTAAAAGGAGTCAATTCATCCAAATGCTTGGCAATTTCAGCCAATGTATATTCGTTGGCAAAAATAGTCTGCCAGAAACCTTCCTTCATAGGTTCATGAAGCTTGACAGCCATTTTTCTAAGCTTATTGATAATACGTGAATTTGAATTCTTTCCGTCTGTCATCTTTTTAAGCTTATCCGCATTATTGCAGTTATATGCCAAATTATATCCGGTATCACCGACATGCTTGAAAGCAAGGAATAAATCCTTATAACGCAAGAAAATAGAAGCAAGACCCCTCATCTGTGCATCATTAAGGATAGTAAAATCAAATGGTGTAGATGAATTCTTGATAGAATTAATCATAGACCTATTCTTGATAATCATTGTGCTACCGGTCGTGACATATATGATATATCTGAATAATGCAAACTTATCATTAGGACAAATACCTAATGATTGACAGATATAAACAAGAGCCTCACGGTTCTTTATCTCATCAACATTGATATTTACCTTATGCTCCTTGACATAATCAATAACATAGTCTGCAACTGCCTCCATTGTATCTTGCTTAAGAGCAACACCTGATGTAAGCATCTTAAAGCAGTGGTCATATAATTCTACCGGCGTAATAGCCTTAATAACCTTATATGATGCAAAGGTATCTTGGATATTGATTTCACCATCATTAGGAACATAACCGTTACCCAATGAAAAATCAGTTCCATATGTGGTCATATAATGGAACACCTGGTCAATAAACAGTTCAAAACGTGTTTTTGACGTAATGTCAGACCAATTCTTATAGAATGTCGCATTAGGATTGATAGTAATAGAACGAAGATA